TTCTTATGACTAACTCTTGGAGCTTGCTCTACCATACAATTAACGGAACATTAGATGAGGTATTTCCTACTATGACATCGAATTCAGGAATCGGAACACACTCAGGTGGTTGGGTTGATCAATTGGGTATAAACAATATCAAAATTGATACAAGCAATTGTCCAATTGTGTCAGCACCAGAGTTAGAAAAACCTTCTGTACATTATAAGTACAATGAGGATAAAATCTTAGAAAAAACTAAAGAGTACATTGGCAGAACATATAGTTCTCATTATGCTTACAATGACAGAGTACAAACTCTAGATCTTATTGAAGCAGTAGGAGATGCATCTGCATTTTGCCGTAGCAACATTCTTAAGTATGCATCACGATATGATAAGAAAGGTACTACAAGGCTTGACATTGAGAAGATAATACACTATGCTGTATTATTATACCACTTTGAAGGATTAGACCAGGAAACTACTAATGGATATGAAACTTTCTGAAAAAACAATTAGTTTACTAGAGAACTTCTCATCAATCAACCAATCTATTTTGGTTAAGAGAGGTTCTAAACTTCGCACTATTTCTGTTATGAAAAATATTCTTGCAGAAGCAGATGTTGATGAGAATTTTGAGAGAGACTTTGGGATTTATGATCTACCTCAGTTTCTTAATGGGGTTAACCTCATGAAGGATCCTGATTTGGATCTTAAGAATGAAACTTACATGATTATTCGTGAGGGTAAGTCAACTAAGGTTAAGTTTGCTTTTGCAGATCCTGATTGTATAGTCATTCCACCTGAGAAGGAAATGAAACTTCCTTCATCAGATGTTAACTTCCAATTGGATAGTATCCAACTTGGTAAACTTTTGAAGGCATCTTCTGTATATCAGTTGCCAGATCTTTCAGCAGTTGGTAATGGTGAAGAGGTTACATTGGTAGTCTCTGATCGTAAGAATGATAATTCCAATGAGTATACTCTCGTGGTTGGTAAGACTGAACAGGTCTTTGAGTTTAACTTTAAGATTGAGAACATTAAGTTGATTCCTGGTTCTTATGATGTTCAGATCTCTAAGAAGAACCTTGCCAAGTTTACCAATAGCAATTATAATCTTGATTACTTTATAGCATTGGAACCAGATTCAACTTATGAGTAAGGTTTGGAAGATTTGGAAGTACACATTAGGTAGTTTCAATGATAACAAAACTAAAAGATATGATGATGTAGTATGCATTATCCGTAGCATTATATTTGTAACTTATCTTATTACAAACTGTTTTATTACTGCTGGTGTTATCCGTCATTGGAATCCACCAGCAGAACCTGTGATTAATTATGAAGCGTGATTTCCTCTGGGTAGAAAAGTATCGACCTAGAACAATTGATGAATGTATTCTTCCAGATGATATTAAAGAAACTTTCAATCAATTTTTAAAGAAAGGTGAGATTCCAAATCTTCTCCTAACAGGACCAGCAGGTGTTGGTAAAACAACAGTTGCTAAAGCACTCTGCGAACAGTTGGGATGTGATTACATTCTGATTAATGGTTCTGATGAAGGTAGGTTCCTTGACACAGTAAGAGGACAGGCAAAGAACTTTGCTTCTACTATGTCCTTGACTGCTTCATCTAATCATAAGGTTATTATTATTGATGAGGCAGATAATACAACACATGATGTTCAGTTGTTATTGAGAAGTAATATAGAAGCTTTTCATAAGAACTGCAGATTTATTTTTACATGTAATTATAAAAATAAAATTATAGAACCATTGCATTCAAGATGTTCTGTAATTGAGTTTTCTATTAAAGGTAAAGAGAAGGCAGAGATACAAGTATCTTTCTTTGAAAGAGTTATATCAATTTTAGAAAAAGAAGGATGTGATGCTGACAAGAAAGTTCTTTTGCAATTGATTAATAAACACTTTCCAGATTGGAGAAGGGTTCTGAATGAGTTGCAAAGATATTCTGTTAGTGGTAGAATAGATAGTGCTATACTTGCACAATTTTCTGATGTAAGAATTGATGATCTCGTTAAAACCCTCAAGAGAAAAGACTTCCCTGCCGTCAGGAAATGGGTCGTTGCTAACTTGGATAATGATCCTGCTGTCCTTCTTCGTCGTCTTTACGATGCTCTTTATTCATCCTTGGACGGTCCTAGTATTGCTGCTGCTGTTCTTATCATTGCTAAGTATCAATACCAAATTGCGTTCGTTGCTGATCAGGAAATTAACCTTATGGCTGCGTTAACTGAAATTATGGTTGAGTGTGAGTTCAAATGAAAATAGATAGACACTCTGATTCCGTTACAGAATTGGAACAGTACCTTCTAGAAGAACTAAAAGGGATTACCCAATCTTTAAATGGTGAAATGCATAGTTACTACACATTAAATTCTGTTGGTAGATCTAGCAAAAAAATTGTAATTGAGTATGACATCGATGAAAAATCTTAAAACACCTCTTAGATATCCTGGTGGAAAATCTCGTGCCTGTACTAAACTAGCACAACATTTTCCAGACTTAAAAAGCTATACAAAGTATAGGGAACCATTTTTAGGTGGTGGTTCCGTAGCATTATATGTTAGTAAACTTTATCCCAACCTAGATATTTGGGTAAATGATCTTTATCGACCACTTGCAATATTCTGGCAACAGTTGCAGCATGACGGAGATGCGATGCAGGATAAGTTGTGGAGTATTAAAAATAATTATCCTGATAGAGATACTGCTAGAGAATTGTTTATCCAATCTAAGGAGGATGTTAACGATGAAACAAAAGATGATTTTAGTAGGGCAGTTAGTTTTTATATTATCAACAAGTGTAGTTTTAGTGGTCTCACCGAGAGTTCATCTTTTTCACCACAAGCCTCAGAATCAAATTTCTCCTTTAGAGGAATTGAAAAACTTGCCGACTATGGAAAACTTATCGAAAATTGGAATATCACAAACTTTGACTGGAAAGAATTAGTTACTGATGACCCTAAAACATTTGTATACTTAGATCCACCTTACGAGATTGGACCTAAATTATATGGAAAACTGGGTGATATGCATAAGTATTTTGATCATGATGATTTTGCAAAAACATGTGATGAGTTTACAGCACCCCAATTAATATCTTATAATAGTAGTCAAGTAATTAGAGATCGTTTTGCGAATTGGAATGCTGCTGAATTTGATCACACATATACTATGAGATCTGTTGGTCAATATATGCGTGAGCAACAAGACCGTAAAGAACTTTTGCTATTGAATTATGCTTCGACTTCTTGAGCAATTAAATTATACGCAACCTAATTTAAAATTATACAACAAAGATGGTTGCACAGTAAACTTTGATACTAGGACAAGTTCTTATAGGTTGTCTGTTGATGGTGAAGAGTGGATGTCGTATAGAACAAAAGATCATGATCAAGCATATGAGTTATATTCTCATTATGACTTGGCAAAAGGTCATTGTATTTGTACTGGATTGGGTTTTGGTGTTAGAGAGAATTGGTTATTGAATAAGAAAGAAGTTAGTAAAGTTACTGTTATAGAAAAAAATAAAGAAGTTATTGATTATCACAAGTATATTAATCCTAAGTTTTTTGATGATGTTGAAGTTGTCCATATGGATGTATATGATTACAAAGGTAAGTGTAATACTTTATTATTAGATCATTATGAATCAGAAGCTTCTAATGATATGTTAGTATTGCAAAATTCTTCACAGGTTTCAAAAAATATTGAGTGTGATATAATGTGGATGTGGACTCTTGAACATATGATTGCTGGTAGATCTTTTCAAAGAAGTCAAGATGTTGGATCTTATGTATCAAAAGTTTTAATATTAAATGAATTTAAAAGTAGATTTGATTTACCACTACCAAATCTTACAGAAGAAGAATTAGATTTATATTATTTTATGTACAATTCAAAAGCTATTAGTATTTTTAAACATTTTTATCAAGAACACATAGCATACTCTTTTAAAAAATAATGGAACTTAAAGACTGGTTGAATTCAATTAATTTTAATAAAGAGAATCTTCTAGATGAAGATCCTACATTAAAGTATCCAGCATTTGTTGTGAACAAATGTTTGTCTGGATCACTTGATGCTGTTTTGTTTGTTAATGAGATGAATAAATCTCATCATTTGGATCATAAGATGCAATATGATTTTTATATAAATTCATTACGCAAGAAAAAAAGATTTGCACCTTGGTTAAGAAAAGATAAGATTGCTGATTTAGATGCAGTAAAAAAATACTATGGTTATAGTAATGAGAAAGCACAACAGGCAATGAGAATTCTTACGAAAGAACAGATTAAATATATTAAACAGAAACTTGATACTGGAGGGAGGATGTGAAGATACTTAGTATAGATTTAGATTTTATATCTGGACCAGCAATTAATGAATTTTATACTAGTGGAATGTATGATGTTCCAGTAGATGATCAACCAGTAGTTAAGTGGAAGAAATATCAATCAACAATGCCTGAGGTATTTGAAAATATATCTCAGAAAATTGATATTGATAATTATGATTTTTGTTTAAGAACTTTTTTAAGAGCATTAAAAAATTGTAAGGATGTTCATTTTGGATATGATCATGATGCAATTCTATATGGATTAGAGGGACATACTGATATAGAAGTAGTTAATATTGATCACCATAGTGATATCTTAACTAATCGTATGGAGACTGAGCAAGAGTTAAAAACTATTGATGAAGATGAAAGAGTAGTTGAAGGTAATTGGGGATATTATTTACAATCTCAAGGTAGATTAAAATCTTTTCATTGGATTATGAATTTGACTTCTGAAGAGTTTACTGACACAATGCATGGTCATCATTTATTTGGTGATAAATTTAGTTGGTCTTTTAAAGAAGACTATGATTTTGGAAAATATAAATTTGATCAGATATTTGTTTGTTTATCACCAGGATATATTCCACCTTTACATTGGCATATGTTAGGAACTTTTATTAGAGTCTATGAAGAATTATACAATAAGAAGATTAATATAGATTATCTTCATAGAAAATATGAAATGAAAAAATACTATTCAGGTGTTACTAAAATTATATATTGATGGAAATAAATTATTTAAGTCAGGACTCTCCTGATCATAATATCATTAGAGAATCAGACTTTATTAATTCGGATGGATATCCTTTTAGTAAATGTCCTTGTTGGGGACATAAAAGTAATAGAACTTTTATTGTGACATCTCCTATTAATTATTCATTTACAAGTGATAATCCAGATTCTGAAATGTTGTTCTGGGATGATAAACATTTGAATGCTCCTAGTCCAGTATTTCATATGAAGCTTCCTCATTTTTTATTTTGGACACATGATTCTGATGTGTGGTTAGATGTTGGAGATCATCCTATGACATCTTTAGTAAACAATTTAATTACTGTTCCTGGATGGGTACAGATATCTACTTGGCCAGCAAAAGCAAGTTTTTCTTTTGTTGTTGTAGATAAAACCAAACCAGTAGTTCTAAAAAAAGGAGATCCTATTTTTAGATTAACTTTTCATTCTCCCGATTTAAATGATGAAATTATTCTGAATAAGATAGAGGATTCAAATTTGATTAATGAAATACAAGAGATATATGAGTCTAAAAGAGAGGAATCTATGGATAATGGTACATGGAAAGATAGGTTGTTTAAAAAAGGTAAGTCCAAGTGTCCTTTTGCAAGAATTATTTACTAAATAACTTTACGACAATGAATTAAAACGATGAGTGTAGTGACTGAACCGACTGTGAACTGGTCGGCTGACAATATGGTTGAGGTATCATTAGGTGAACCAGATGATTTTTTAAAAGTCCGTGAGACTTTAACAAGAATAGGTGTTGCTTCCCGTAAAGAAAAGAAATTATATCAATCTTGTCATATACTACATAAGCAAGGAAGATATTTTATAGTTCATTTTAAAGAACTGTTTGCACTAGATGGAAAAAGAGCTAACCTTACTGTTAACGATGTTCAGCGTAGGAATCGTATCACTCAGTTGCTTGCTGATTGGGGACTCATTAGGATACTTAATGTAGATAATATTGCTGATATTGCACCTTTAAATCAAATCAAAGTACTAAGCTTTAAAGATAAAGGTGACTGGATCCTTGAAACCAAGTATAATATAGGACGCAAAAAGACGGAGGAGGAATCCTGAAAAAATTTATTTTTGATGTTGATGGGACTTTGACACCTGCAAGAAAATCTATTGAACTTAAATTTTTAGATTTTTTTTCTAAATTTATTAAAGTCAATGATGTTTACTTGGTTACTGGTAGTGACCGAGAGAAGACCCTAGAACAGGTTACACCGTACATATACAACCTTTGTACTAGAGTTTATAACTGCTCTGGTTCCGATGTATATGAGGGTGATAAGAATGTGTATAGAAATGATTGGGAACTCCCTATAGAGGTTGAGCGTCACCTTGAGAATGAATTGTTATTCAGTAAGTTTCCTGTTCGTAATGGATTGCATATTGAAACTAGACCTGGTGGAGTTAACTTTAGTATCCTAGGTAGAAACAATGTGTGTTTTGTAGAGAGGGAAGAGTATTCTAAATGGGATAAAGCAACACATGAAAGAGAAGAAATTGCAAGAAGACTTAAATTAAAATTTCCTGATTTAGAAGTTAATATAGGTGGTCAGACTGGTTTAGATTTAGGACCATCAGGAAGTAATAAAAGTCAAATACTAAGAGATTTTGTTGATGATTCTGAGTTGCATTTCTTTGGTGATATGATGGAAGAAGGTCAAAATGACTATGCTTTAGCAAAAGCAGTACAAGATCGGGGCGGTTATTCCCACTGTGTTAATGACTGGAAAGATACTATAATAGAAATAAATAAAATTGAATTGCCGTAAGGGATTCAATCACACACTCGCTTCTAAAGGAGACTATTATGACTAACATTCAAAGATTTCATGCTGAAAGCTTACCTGATCTTATGGATAAGATCACAAAGAATAGCATAGGACTCGACAATTATTTTGATCGTTTCTTTGAACAAACTAATTCCAACTACCCACCATACAATCTTATTAGCGTAAGCAACACAGAGTCCAGACTAGAAATTGCTCTAGCAGGATTTAAAAAAGATGAGGTTAAAGTTTATACAGAGTATGGTAAACTTATTGTAGAAGGTAAGAAGGAAACGAAAGAGGAAGAAAACTATACTCACAGAGGACTCGCACAAAGATCCTTTGATAGATCATGGACTATTGCTGACGAAACCGTAGTCAGAGAAGTAAAATTTGAGGACGGATTACTAACTGTCACACTTGGAAAAGTAGTACCAGAACATCATGCTAGAAAAGACTGGATCTAAATAGAACTAGTTCGAGATGGATCGGAGGGGGTTGACCCCTCCTTTTTTTATGCTATAATATATTTGTTGGGTTGACGAACTCGACACGGGAGTGACTGAATAAACTTACTGGCATATTGCTAGTTAAGGTGATGAGACACAGGTGGTGCTGCACCGAGAGGTGAATCGACTTACCAGTCGGGTCTCAGGCAAAGATGTATTTACTCTGTAGTAATGCCCATCTTTTGTTGGTACACAGGAACCCAACCTCCCACCCCTCTTTTAGACCTAAGATGCAACTCGATGAGTTGGGCAGATGGTCTTTTTTATTTTATACATACTAAAAAAATGTCGATTAAAGTTGCTATATTAAATGATGGAACACAACTCCTTGCTGACATTAAAGAAGTAACTGATGGTGAAACTAAACAATTTTTAGTAATCAAACCTTTTGAAATTGTTTACCAATCAGAAATGACTTTGATGGAAGATAATCAAGCAACTAAATCTGAAGTTAAAAAAGTAGGATTAAAAACTTGGTTAGAAATTTCAAGTGATGATACTTTTATTTTAAATCCAAATACAGTAACAACTGTATGTGATCCTGTTTCAGATTTAACAGCAATGTATGAAGACCTTACAAATGGTAGAAGAATCTAATGATTAAAGTTCTTGTTTTAAAAAATGATGCTAAAGTATTAATTACTAGCATTAGAGAAGTTGGTGCTGAAGTTGGCGAACCTGATTGTGAATTATTAAATCCAGTTGAATTTGAAATAGATGAGAATAAAGACTGGAAGGATAGGTTAAAAAGATGGCCAGGTTTACAAGTGACACAAGACAACAAGTGTATGATAAGTTCTGATGCTATACTGACTATAGTAGATCCAACAAAAGAATTGTTGGACGCATATAAAGAGGTTATTACCACTTGAAGTTTTACACAAATGTCGTTATGATCGGGGATAAGTTCCTCGTTCGGGGGTACGATAGTGGAGAGTATTTTCAAACTCGTGAAAAATACAATCCAACACTATTTGTATCTTCTAAAAAGAAAACTAATTACATGACCCTTGATGGTGAATATGTTGACAAGATAAAACCAGGCACAGTTAGAGAGAGTAGAGATTTTATTAAACAGTATGAGTATGTTGATAACTTTAATGTCTACGGACAGGATAGATTCATCTACCAATACATATCCGATAGTTATCCAGAAAATGAGATTAAGTTTGATATAAGTAAAATTCGTCTGTATACAATTGATATTGAAACTAAATCTGAGAATGGTTTCCCTGATGTTGCAGCAGCAGATCAGGAGATTTTGCTGATCTCAATGCAGGATTATAACACCAAAGAGATTGTGACTTGGGGCGTTGGTTCTTTTAAGGTCAAGCAAGAGAATGTTCGTTATATACAATTTAATAATGAGCATGATCTTTTAAGTAGTTTCATTCAGTGGTGGATGGATAATACTCCAGACATCGTGACTGGTTGGAATATTCAATTGTTTGACATACCTTATATTGCAAAGCGTATTGATAGAGTTCTTGGTGAGAAACTTATGAGGCGTTTGTCTCCTTGGGGTTTGTGTTCTCCGAAACAAATTTATATCAAGGGTCGTGAGTATCAGACTTATGATATTGGTGGTATAACTCAATTAGATTATCTTGACTTGTATAAGAAATTTACATACAAGGCACAAGAATCTTATCGTCTTGATTATATTGCACAGGTTGAACTAGGACAAAAAAAGCTTGATCACTCTGAGTTTGATACCTTTCAAGATTTCTACACAAAAGGATGGCAAAAATTTGTAGAATATAATATAATTGATGTGGAACTTGTTGACCGTCTGGAAGACAAGATGAAACTAATTGAACTTGCGTTGACTATGGCATATGATGCTAAGGTTAACTATGCAGATGTATTCTATCAGGTTCGGATGTGGGATAACATCATCTACAATTATCTCAAAAAAAGAAACATTGTTATTCCTCCTAAAGAGAGATCTGATAAAGATGAAAAATACGCAGGAGCCTATGTCAAGGAACCGATTCCAGGAAAGTATGATTGGGTGGTCAGTTTTGACCTTAATAGCTTGTACCCTCATCTTATTATGCAGTACAATATCTCACCAGAGACCCTCAGGGAGACTAGATGTCCCAGTGCAAGCGTTGAAAAGATATTAAATAAAGAGACTGTTGTAAACAATGAGTTTGCTACATGTGCTAATGGAGCACAGTATCGTAAAGACATTCGTGGTTTTCTTCCTGAACTCATGGAGAAGATGTACAACGAGCGTGTGATATTTAAGAAAAAGATGATACAAGCAAAGAAAGACTATGAAAAGAAACCAACTGAAATACTTACCAAAGAAATTGCGAGATGCAACAATATCCAGATGGCGAAGAAGATATCGCTTAACAGTGCTTATGGTGCTATTGGCAATCAGTATTTTCGATATTACAAATTGGCTAATGCTGAAGCCATTACCTTAAGTGGTCAGGTATCTATTCGTTGGATAGAGAATAAGATGAATAACTACTTAAACAAGATACTTAAAACGGAGGATACAGATTATGTTATTGCTAGTGATACTGATTCTATCTACCTTAACCTTGGTCCTCTTGTCGATGTTGTCTACAAGGATAGAGAGAAGAATGCTGAGAAGATTGTCTCGTTTCTTGATACAATTTGTGAGGAGAAATTTGAACCCTTCATCGATCAATCCTATAAAGAACTAGCAGAGTATGTTAGTGCTTATGATCAAAAGATGTTTATGAAGAGGGAGAACATCGCAGAGAGGGGTATATGGACTGCTAAGAAGAGATACATCTTAAATGTATGGAACAGTGAAGGGGTGCAATACAACGAACCTAAGTTGAAGATGATGGGTATAGAAGCAGTTAAATCTTCTACACCTGCACCTTGTCGTAAGATGATTAAGGATGCTTTGAAGCTTATGATGAATGGTACTGAGGATGAAGTTATTGATTTTATTGATGCTAGTCGTAAGAAATTTAGGAATCTCCCACCTGAGGAGATTGCATTCCCTAGATCAGTTTCTGATGTCACTAAATATAAATCGGCAAGCATGATTTATACCAAAGGTACACCGATACATGTTCGGGGTGCTTTGCTCTTCAATCACTATATCAAGGAGAATAAGTTGACGAACAAGTATTCGTTAATTAGTAATGGTGAAAAGATTAAATT